GGCGATGTTGACCTCAGAGGCCGTCAGTGTGATCTTTTTAGGAGCAGTACTGCGACTTGCCGAAGCAACTACATTTGACTTTGGGCGGCGATTCGCATCACCGGGTTCCGCAGACTCAAACTTATCTGGGAACACTTGGCGCAACCTACCGTTTAAACGCTGGTAGTATTCGTCACTCTTTGGGTCTACACCGTCTTCGTTGATGAGCTTGTTATGCACTGCCAGCGCAAAGCCCGTCATCTCAGTATCTGGCCCAAACCAAGGGTTGGCACGCTGCCAATCTTCGGCCTTGTGGTCAGGCGGTGGAGCACTTGGACTCGTTTGTACAACATTTTCCTGGGCCTGTAAAGGCTTCGGCTTAAAATTGTTTACACGATCTGCCTTGATTTTGGCATTGGTAAGCTCTTCTTGGGCATCGACCAGGGCTTCTGAGTCTCCGTCCTCGTAGGCTTTCTTGTATTTGACCTTTGCCTGATCAATTTCTTGGGCAATTGTTCGCTTTACTTGGTCAAGCATGAGGTTTTGATTGGAGTCAACCGTGCCTTTAAGGCGTTGGTTTTCCTCATAAACCTGCTGTGCAATGCGAATGGCCTCCTCTTTTTCACGCAGTGCGGCCTCTTTTGCCCTGCGTTCATCGTGGTAAGCCTTGTGGAATTCACGGGTTTTGGTTCGATCCCGCTTGGAATACGTTGCCAATTCCTCGTCTGTAGGTTCTTCGGGCGGGGTTTTCATTGGATCCCGGCCACGATCTTCCTCTGGGGTATCGTCAACTACCTCAATTTCCGGTTCATCGGATTCAGGCTCAACGATCTTGCCGCCAGCTTTGGATTGTTTTTCTTCCACCTCATGTGGAAACTCAAACTCAGTTTTTTCAATTTCAGCCATGTTTTCCCCTACGCACGGGTTATTCCACGGGGATCTTGGACAACACCTTCGACAGAGTCATCGTTGATCAACCGGAATTCTTTGCCATGAATCTTGATCCGTGTCCCGGTATTGGGACGGACAAGAACGAAATCTCCCACCTTGCACGAAGGCCCGGACGGGAAACGCTTGGTGTCCTTAAAAGCATCAGGCCCCATCTTCACCACGAAGAGTACTGGCGACAGTATTTCCTCGAAATGCATGGTTTGCCCAGCCTTTATCAGACCGCTTTCATACTCTTCTTCAATGTCCGGTAGGACACATAGAAGGTAGAACGTAGCTGGATCAGGCACTTGTTTTGCCTTTTCCTCTGCCGTGGTATTCAAAATACCCGACAGATCTATAGCCGCAACATCAAATTCACTCATCGTCAAAGTTCTCCATTTTTTTCGCAAGGTCGGAGATTAAAGATTGTGCAAACACCAGACCCCGAATGTTGCCGCACATTTCCCGGTAGGCGGCGTAGTCTTGCGCTGCGCCGCCACCCAGACTCTCAAGCAGGTTCGCTTCCCGCTCTTTAAGTTCTTTGATGAGGTAATTGATTGCCTGATCTAACATCATTGATTCCGTTTAAATATGTCCACTTGAACTTTCTGGTTGGCCTGCTTCTCCTGTGAAGCAATCCGGGCCATGTCCATTTCCTTTTGGTTCGCAATTCGCTGCGACTCAATGTTTAAACGGGCCTGGGCCAACTGGGCATCAGACTGATACTTCTGGGCTTTTGCCTGGGCATCCATCTGTTTGATTTGCAGTTCCTGCTGTTGCATCTGAACCATAGGATCCTGGGCCTGTTGCTGTGCCTGGGCCTGTTGGGCTTGGGCCTGATTTGCCTGGAGGAGTTGCTTCGCACCCTCTGCCACCAAACGGGACACTTGAATTTCAATGTCCTCTGGCAGTTTCTGGTCGGGGGGAGGCAAGGGCACGCCGATCTGCTCTTCAATCTTTCTGCGGTACTGGAATGCCAAATGCTCTGCAATGTGGGACATTGCCGCCGCCTGGATCTTCTGGGCCATCGGGTTTTGTCCAATAGTCTGGGCGATCATTGGATCCTGCATGAAGGACGTATGAGCGGCGATGTGGGCATCGTGGTCTTGGTAGATGAATGCCTGAGTCGGCTTCCCGTTGAGGAAGGCCATGTTCTCGCTGACAGGATCCCGTGGTGTTTGGTCATCGTCCACTGGAACCAGCTTTTCTGCGTTCTGAATCCCCAGAACCTCAATCATTTGACGGTGCAGATTGGGCAGGTTGTAGATCTGCGGGGCTTGAGAAGCCAACTGAATCACCGCTTGATACTGCATGATCCGCTGGGCCATCGTGCTGGAGTTCGGGTCACTGACCGGAATTACCTCAACGATGTCGTAATCAGCCTGTTTTGCTTTGCGGTTCCCGCCTTGGGGGTCGTATTCATACTCACTGGGCGCATAGTCCCGGATGATTCCCTTGAGCAGTTTGAATTCCTGCTTCATGGAGTAATGGACACGGGCCTGTACGGCCCCCATGGTCTTCAGGGTTCTCTCCAGAATTGCCAGGGTTGTCCCCACGGGGGCCTGGGAACTCATGTCACTGATCTTCATATCAGAGATGGAACCCAATCTGCGTCCTTCTTCTGTGATCTGGTTGAGCAGAGTCAGCAGAGTTGCGCTGGGTTCCTTATATGGGAGCGCCATGACGTTGTCTTTGATCGCTCCACTTGGCACATCAACGTCCCGGAATTCACCTGGGGCGATAGGCGTATCGTCACCTTTGATCCGCATGCCACGGGACTTCAATCCACCGGGCAGATTGGACAAAGTCCCCGCATCTACCAACTGGCGAATCAGGGAAGTACCTGCACGGGCATAACCACCGATCACATGAATCAGGCCCATCCCGTAAAAACCAAACCCTGGGATGTAACAGTAATCTACAAAATGTTGGCGTTTGGCTTTGTGGTCATCGTCTTCCAGCCAGTTGCGATAAATTGCCAGGACATCCCCGGTTCCCCTGTCGATGGTCACCACATAGGGCAGGGCGATGCCGGTAGGCTCCCCGTCTTTGTCCGCATCCTCAAACCCTTCAATGTCCAGGTCGGTGTGGATCTCAAGGATCTGGTAGCGGTTGTCATCGGAAGCTTTATAGCCTTGCTGTTCGGCTTTCTTCTTCTCAATGTCCGTCATTATGTTGACGGGATCGCCCAGGTCTATATCCCGGTAAAACCCGCTGACCTGGAGCTTCTTGATCTCATTCTTGGTCTTACGCATCACATGGGTGACCCGTTCTGCGTTGTTTAAATTCGATGCCCCGTAAGGCACGATAACGTCCTCTGCCGGGATATACAGGGCCACCTGCCGTCCCATGGCCGGGTCGTAGTAGACCTTTTTAAACGCAGAACCTGAAAGCCCCAGGGAGTAGAGCATCCGTTCGTGCTCCGGGCGGTACTCAGGCATTTCTTCCGTCAGCTTGAAGTTCATGTCATCCCGGACACGTTGGGCTGCGTCTTCCTTCATCTTGTCAATTGCCCCGATGATCTCGGTTTTGACCGGGCCTTGGGCTGGGAATGTTTCCATGATGGACTCAGCCTGAAACTTGATAGCCGCTTCTGTCAGGATGGTTGAGAAAACCCCGCATGCCCCGTTCCAGGGCTGCGTTCTTTCTTCATAGTTCATGCCCAGAACTTCCAGGCCCTTGACAAAGGTTTCTGCCCAATCCTTGCGTGAGGATATGTCAGCGTCCACTAACTCCATGAGGTCAGATGAAATGGCGGCAAGCTCACCCTCGTCCAGGATTTCTGCGAGGTTTGAATCAAAGTCCCCGCCGTAATCATTCTCAGGCTCAAGGGTGATCTCGACATCCCCGGTGTCAATCGTTACAGACTCCGGGTCTTCAATCTCAATACTCACGCCTTGATCCATACCTATGGGGGCAGGGTAAAGTGCTTTGTCAATAGACATAATGATCCTTAGTAATACTCCGCTTTCCTGCGATAAATGGGTTCATCTGGCTCATCGGATTCGATGGAAATAAACCCGCCTTGGCGAAACCGCATCAAAGCTTGGCTACTTGAGTCCACAAGGTCATCGTTGTCGCCGTTGGGGAACGAAGCCATTTCTTCCACGACTTCCTCTGCCCATCGGTGATCTGGACACCAAACCATCCCGGACGCAAACAGGTCAGCAATAGCGTTTACACGGGCGATCTTATCGTTTCCTTTGCCCGGTGTATATTCCGACACCGGAATTCCTGTCCTGCGCATTTCATAGATCAAAGGAGCGCCAGCCGCCCTCTTTTCCACGATCAATGTGTCCGGGTTCCATTCTTGATACATCTCATATGCCTTCTTCTTTAGCTCTGGAAACTCAAGTCGTTGTTTAAACGCATCCAGAAGGATGATGTTCGGACGTAAGTTGCCTTTCCCATCGGAATGATCAAAGATTCCCCAGGTGGTACAGGCTGAATAGTCGGCCCTGTTGTTGGTTTCAAAGGCCGTATCCCAGGATTGGATGATGTAATCACACGGGGGAGGGTCTTCTTTCTCCCAAAGCCGCCACATATCCCGTTTTATGATGGCCCCTTCCTCTGAGGTG